CGTGTGCTGGTAACAGGACAAACTACTGCTAGCCAAAATGGAATCTATTTTGTTTCAACGTTAGGCAGCGGTAATAACGGAACATGGACGAGAGCCACAGATGCCAATGAGAATGCCGAAGTTACATCCGGATTGATAGTCAATGTCGATGAAGGAACAGTTTACGCCGACACTACCTGGAAGCTAACCACCAATGATCCAATTATTGTTGGCACTACCGAACTGACATTTGTTACCAATTTAAATGTTGGAAAAATCATAGCCTCACCAGCTAGTACTAGTGTAGGCAATACGGCCACATCCATTGACACTTTTTCAACATCCGCCTATCGTGGGGCCAAATATTTGATAACAATATCCAACAGTGGTAATCACGACATCATTGAAGCTTTGTTGGTCCACGATGGAACAACTGCTACGGTCACAGTCTACGGCGAAACATCAACCAACGCATCATTGGGAGATATAACCGCAGATATTAATAGCGGAAATGTCCGTCTTTTATACACAGGAGTATCTGCGGGTAATAGTGTAAAACTAGCCGCAACATACATTTCTTCTTGATTTTTGATAAGTACTATATAGAATTTTTGGAGCTAGCCAGCCATGTATAAAATTGAACAAAAATACCGCTCTTCCTACACCGGTGAAGACGTTACAACACGCATGACACTAGAAGGTCGAACGCAACAATACGAAAAAGAGTGGGTGCCTAATAATGTGTTCAACAACCACATCACTACACAAGCTATAGTGCTCGGCGGAGGTTGGTTACGCCAGCAGTTTGACATGAACTTAATCAAGAACCACAAAGGCGGTCTACTAGGAAGTTCAAAATTGCAGACTTATGGCTGTAACGATGTCTACAAAGACATCGAATGCGATTTTTTAGTAGCAATTGGCCGCGAAAATGCTGCTGAAATTGTTGCCAGCGGCTATTGCAACAATCATATTGTTTATTCCAATGCAGGTCAGGTACTTGATTATCCTGGCAAGTTTTACTTGATCCCGCAGGACCCCTCGTGGAACGCAGGAGCCATCGCTGCTTATCTAGCGGCATTTGATGGACACAACAAGATCTTTTTATTGGGCAGTGAAATGGATCACGAACACCCATTCTGGGCAAAGTCTATGCGTATAGTTTTTGATACCTATCCTGAGGTTGATTTTGTTTTGGTGCAGGGTTTCAGTGCTGATGGTTATGTTCCCAACGAATGGAAAGATGTTTTGAATTTTAGGACTGTTTCTACCAGGGAATTTGTTGTTGAAGCAGATTTAGGATAGTACAGATTCCATCACAGATATTTTTTTTATCACTGAATCAAATTTAAAACTACGCCACACCCCCGGATGAAGAGGCCGGGGGTGATCTTTTAGCTCAACCCAACAATATCCTCGATGCTCTTTGTTCAAAGATGGAACGAACTCGTTGTCTACAGGTATTAAAAAAGTGTGGAAGTAAAATCGTTCGTTGTCGCTGGTGAATTTTTCAATGGGTATTATTTTATTATAATCAATCACACCAATTTCTTCTTGAATCTCTCTACGGAGCCCTTCCACCACTGTTTCGCTCTCTTCGATTTTTCCTCCTACCAACCCCCAGTAGCCCGAATGTCGATCTTGATCTCGCAACAAAAACAAGTATCTTTTGGTCTTGATACAATAGATCAGTGCCCCGCAGCTTTCTATAACACGAGGCTCCACTCCCCTTCTTGATATATTCCGTCGACGCTCTTTGACCATTGATTTTCGTACCATTTATATTGTGTGCTAGTATTTAAGTTCACTAGGTAGTGTGTTGAACTTTCTTGCTGGCTATCAAAAACCACTTTCCACGCATACCCGTCCCATTCAATGATGTCATTGGCATTAGCAATAAACGACCGATTGCCCCAGATTACCGCAGCATCGATGTTGCTGAGGCTACCAATAGGATTCAATATTAGATAACGTGTTCCGGCACCAGGACTCAACAGGTCAAATTGATCAACATTCACAGTATAAGGATCAATGATAGCTGACACCGGAGGCAATGTATTAGTTGGAACAGTGTCGATATCGATGTTAAACAGTAGTTGAGACGGTGTAATTGGATTATAAGTGATACGCCCAACCACTTCATACTGGCTGTCGTGATGACGTAGCCTGATTTCGCTGAGACCGTCATTGAGTTCGCCGTAATCGTCGATCAATGATTTCCAGTCACCGGCTGAATTTATATCTTGCAGATTAACGCTGGTACTAGAATTACGGACCAAGGTGAGTTTGTCTCCCACGCACACTAGCCTATAACCATAAGGTGTTATCACCGGCCTAGCAAGTTGGGTAGCATCATCAAATACTGAGTCTGAGATATTCCCATAAGCATCATACATGGAGTTGATCACTTTGTAGACCACTCCGAGTTTTTGCACTTTGGCCGGCGCGGAAATCCAAATCGGCAACTCAAATGTCATTGATGCTATACTAACGGGTTCGTCTCCGCCTGTGGGAACCGATCGAGAATCCCAATTGGTGCCAGTTAAAAATACCGCGCTCAGCGACGTCCAATCTATATAATTGTCAGTGCTTTGTATTTCCAACGCAGGATTAAACAGGGTGGCGATCTGTTCAATGATCTGTAATTTTTGTTCTGTGTTGGAAGTCCATATATCTAGCTTTAGCGTCAGTTTATATGGAACTGGCATCAATCTTTCGACTGTGAACGAATCAGATCGATTTTCGTCATAGTTTCCAGTATCGGGATCGTAGCGTCGTTGACGCAACTGCATTTTGCTGACATGATAAGGCTCTTGCACTCGTTCTCGATCATAGTCAAATCCACTCACATACACAGCCATGGCTGGCACATTGGATAAAGCATTTTCGCTATTTCCCCTGATGATTTGGCTGGCCTGCCTACTAGCATCACCATAGAACACAGGAACACGCTGTAAACTCATATTGCCTTCTCGATCCTTGCCAAACTGCACATGGAAATTAGACACCATCCGTATGAATTGTGTTATAAAACGTCGGATTTGACCATCGTAGAAAAAATTGGGATCTTGAGACATTAGTTATCTGCCTTGGGAGTAAATGCTCGAGACAGGCTCTGCCTAGAAGTGTGTTCGTTGCCTTCGCTGTCTAGGTAGGTATTTAGATCTCCTTGCTCATCGACGTTTTGAGTAAACGTTGATCGTAGAGTTTTATTGTCTGTGGAATTATGTGTCAGCGATGTGCGTACTACATCTTCGACCTTGACCCAGCGGCGTCCATCGTAACGGAACATGCGATTTGGCAGATAGTCCAAGCGCAGAAAATAATCTCCAGACAATGGAGATTCCGGAAACGATATACCCGCAGATATACTCTGTCCATTGGGCGGTAAGCCATCACCGGACAAGTAGGCTTTGATTTTTTTGGTTGGAGGTATTGCTCCTGAGTCGGCGGTGACAGATTGGGTATCTGCCTTGATGTTTTGATTGTCAGCAGTGACACCACTGACCGGGTCACCTTTATCTGACCTTTCAAAAAATGTGCTGGTATCGTAGCCCGACTTGGGTACATCTTGTTCGGCCTGCTCAATAATGGCGTCGTTGATTTTTTCGTAGGCACTGAATGTGCTAAGGAGTTCGCCGATGGCAGTTTCTCCGTCGCCGGCTTTGATCTTGTTGAGTATGTCTTTGTATTCTTGGCTATCTACCAACGGGTTGAGCTTGACACGCCATAGATGTGGCCACCATGTGGGAGTAAACCCTTCGGCAGCATAACTGGCATCACCGACTACATAGTATCTTTTTAATGCCGCAGGTACATCGTCGTTCAAAGGGTGATCATCTCGAAGATGCTGGAATTCCAACACATCACCGGCCACGAGTTTGCGCCCTAAAGTCTCAATCATGTCGTTGTAGTGGAACACCATAAACGTGGTACCAGCACTAAGGAAGATACCAAATTGGCTGAGATCAAAGTCTTGGTCTCCGCGGTTATAGATACCGCGCATGGTGTACACGTCGGAGTCGTATTTGCGATCTCGGTTTTCAATGAACAGCAGATCTTGGATGTTTTGTTCGCTGCGGCTTAAGTTAGAATCATTGCTGGGCTGGGTAGCATCTCCGGTGTCGCCTTGATCAATGGGTCCCAAATATTTGTGGACATTGATGCCAGTGCCACCAACCGTGAACATTTCATGGATCCTGCGATCCATGAACCGGTAATCGTTGGTCTTTCTTCCGTCTTTCCAAAGGCTTAATCTGGGCATTTCGAGTCCTTATACCTAGTATTTAGCGATTTGGCATTGGGCTCAAGATGCTATATAATGTTGCTATGGACCAAGAACTACGCCAAAGAGCCGATGAAATTCGGATACAGATATCCAAAATACCACATTCTCGTGTGCGCCAAGATTTAGAGCGCATGTTTCGTGTGGCCGAAAAAATGCTGGCCGAAATAAGTCAAGAAATGGTCGAATGCCGTAGGTTACACCGAGAAACTGCCCGTTTGGTGGAATTACAATCTAAAACCCGAGAAAGATTGCTCCAGATCGAGCAATATATAACGATGGCCTTGTTGGTCATTGACCGATAATACAAGATCCTTTATACTAACGAGACTCCACTATCCGAGGACTGAAAATGGTAAAAGTAAATGGCAAGACTATCCGCGCTCGAGTCAAAGCTACTCGCAATCCTTTGTTTGCCGATGAAAAACACATAGGATCTGAACCCATGTGGGACCCAGAGCGTGCCTGGGCCATGAACGATGCTGAATTTGATCATCATTTGAGCAACAGCTTCCGCTACTACAACTATTTTTACTCAGTCAAAGATCTTAGGAAATATGTCAATGAATGGGTGCGTGTGCCCGGCAATATCGATCCAGTCATTGCCAAAGCTTATTTAAAAAGTCCGGACCGGTATACTCCAATGACTTTGTGCAGTTTGATCAAAGCACACGATCAAGGAATGCCACTCAAAGACAACGCCTTGGAAAAGATACAGGAATGGGTACGTTCAGCTGCCAAGCATGCCAACGACGATGAAGTTCCTGTTGACACAGACAAGAAACTCGAGCCCTATCGCCCCACTATACAAGATCGCTTGAATGAGAAACTCGCCGACGTTTTGGGAGAAATGGAAGGTTGGGTCGACGAAGTTTTTATCGGCCACAAAGACGATCATAAAATCTACGATTTCCTGACTGTGCAAAAAGTGCCACAAGCTCAAATCAGTCGAGTCCGCGTGGTATTTCAAGAAAAACGAGACGAGTTGGAATTGGCCAAGAGCGGCCAAGACGAGCAACTCAAAGAAGGCTACCGCCATCTCCGCGCCGTTGATTTCAAGCGCATTTTGTCTTGGATCGACCGTGTGCTGGCCGACATTGACAGTTTTGAGAAAGTCAAAAAAACTCAAAGAAAAGCACGGGTCAAGAAAGCGCCCAGCAAGGAAAAAGTAGTGGCCAAGCTCAAGTATCTCCGAGAGGACAAAGGGCTCAAATTGGTATCTATCAGCCCAGCTGACATAGTCGGAGCATCGGAGCTTTGGGTCTATAATGTCAAAACACGCAAGTTGGGACGATATGTTGCCGCACAATTCCAAGAGCTGGGTGTCAAAGGCACATCTATCACCGGCTACGACGAAATCAAGAGCGTGAGCAAAACACTGCGCAAGCCCGAAGAAAAACTGCGAGATTTTGCCAAAGCTAGCAAGGTCCAGCTACGCAAGTTTCTTGATGACATCAAAGCCACCGAGGCCAAACTCAATGGTAGGATCAATGCTGATATATTGTTGCTAAAAACGCAGTAAGGTATCGCAGTCCTGTTACCATAAATACTTGGTAACAGGACACATGAAATGGCCACTTTAAAAACCGGACTCACAGCCAATCTCGCTCTGCAAGCAGATACCCTCTATGATCCTACGACCAAGTCGGGGTCTGGTCCTATCGAATTTGACAGCAGTCAGCTGGTACAACTCCAAGCCAAGCGTACAGAAATAAACGACTACATCAGACTACGGCTAGCCGACGGCATAGTCGATGTTGAACTCGACCTTGAACACTACAATCTCGCCATCGATCAAGCTCTGATCAAATATCGTCAGCGTGCGTCAAACAGCCAGGAAGAAAGTTATGCGTTTCTGGAACTGTTGCCTGAAACCCAAGAATATATATTGCCCCGAGAAATCATGGCCGTACGCAAGATTTTTCGACGAGGTATCGGGTCAGCCACCGGTAATACGGCCACCCAATTTGAGCCATTTGCCGCAGGCTATCTCAACACCTATATGTTGGTGGCCGGCAGGGTCGGCGGCCTGGCCAGCTATGAGTTGTACTCACAATATCAAGAATTGGCCATGAGAATGTTTGGTGGGCACATGAATTACACATTCAACCCCGCCACTAAAAAACTCACTGTGGTGCGCAAGTTACCCAGTGGCGCCGGCAGCGAGACTGTGATGCTTTGGGTCTATAACCACAAGCCCGATATCATGTTGTTGAATGATCATATGACCTTTCCTTGGGTGAAAGACTATGCCTATAGTTTCGCTAAAAGGA